CGCGTGCAGACGCGGCCATCGCGACGTCGACTGCAACCAAGGTCGAGCTCGACAAGCTCACCGCTCGTCACGACGAGCTTACGCTCAAGTTCGATGCGGCCGACAAGGCTCGCAAGGACGCCGTCGACGCTGGCCCCACGCTGGTTCGAGCGCGCGTTGCGCTCGAGACCAAGGCGGCGCCGATCCTCGGCAAAGACTTCAAGATGGACGGCGTCGACGATCGCGCCATTCAGCTCGCGGTCATCAAGGCTGTCTCGAAGGTCGATGTTGCCGCAGACAAGTCTGCTGACTATGTGTCGGCTCGCTTCGACGCTGCGATCGAACGCGCCGCGACCAGCACCGAAGTTTTCCAAGCAGCCAACCGGCTGATCACCTCGAACCGCGCTGACTCTCCGGTCATGGACGCGGCTCAAACCGCGCGCGCCGAGATGGTCGCGCACAACCGCTCGCAACACGTCGCGAAGTAAGGAGCTCAATCATGGGCGGACAAACTGCAGTTATCACCACGATGGTCTCTAGCTTCCCGGGCGTCATCGCCGGCGATTCGACGCTCAAAGACATCATGTCTTACGTCAACGCCGAGCCGTCGCTTCAGGTGCCTTTCGGTACTGTCGTCATGCAGGGCACCAACGACAACGACGCGTTGACTCTCACCCCGACGAACGTCGCCAAGATCCTCGGTATCGTCGTCTACTCGGCGGCGTATCAGAAGAACGTCGAGCTCGGCACGTCCGTTGATGCGAACGGTCGCCTCGGTCTTCAGCCGGGTACCAACATGGGCGTGCTCAAGCGCGGCCGCATGTGGGTCAAGGTCGAAGAAGCCGTTAACCCGTCGCTGGTCGTGCGCGTGCGTTGCACGACTGCCGGCCTCGGCTCGGGCTCGTTCCGTACCACGTCGGCAGGCGCTGGCTTGTCGATGGTTCTCACGGGCGCGAAGTACCTCGACACCGTTGCGATCAACGGAATCGCGCGCGTCGAGTTCGATTGCATCCTCCGCAGCACCTTCACGGCGGACTAACCCCATGTCCATCACCCGACAAGGCAACGTCGACGGCCAGGAGTTCAGCGACACCACACACGCGCTCATTGCCGTGGCGGCGACGCAGACTTCCGCCCTATTCACCGCGCAGCGTCCGTTTCGAGTCGACGCGGTGGAGCTACTTAGCGACGTTACGATCCCGTTGAGCGGCGTCAACTTCTACGCGTTCAACCTCCGTGTGGGCGGGCGCTCGTGCGCCACGTTCAGTCTCAGCGCCTCGGCGATCACTGCGGGTCTCTCGTCGCTGATGACGCTCGTCGCTGAGACGGGGCAAGCGCCTATCGATAACCGCGTGGCCGCAAAGGGCGAGCTCGTGGACTGCGTTCTAACGCTCACCGGAGCACTCAACATCACCGTTCGTTGCGTCGTCCATGGCCGTTACGTCGGCTGAAAGGCACCCATTATGACCACTATCAGCCACGGCAGTTACCGAATCGATACACTTGGAGAGCGCTCGCCCGGAGAGATGCGTCTTGACGCTGGCGAATCGCTCTTCTTTCTTCGTCAGCTCGAGCTGATCGACACCCAGGCGTACAAGGTTCGATACCCGGCGCTCCTCGGGCGTCAGATCATCCCGACGCTTGCGGGCGTTCCTGACTGGGCGCACGTGTACACGTTTCGCCAGTTCGATCAGTTCGGCGTTGCCAAGCTGATCGCGAACGCGGCTGACGATCTCAACGCGGCCGAGGCAGTCGGCGCGGAGTACAGCACTCCGATTCGCGCGATTGGCGAGTCGTACGGCTACGACGTGTTCGAGCTCCAGGCGGCGGCAGCGTCGGCGCAGATGCTCTCGAACATGCCGATCATGCTCGAGCAGCTGCGTGCCAATGCGGCTCGCTACGCATGCGAGTCGGCTGTCGATCTCATGCTTGCGCAGGGCAAGATCCCGATGCCAACCGGCATTCCGGTCGCCGTCCCCGGCATCTTCGGTCTGTACAACCAGCCTGGCACCACCACGTTCACCCCGGGCGCCAAGGCGCTCGGCGGTACCACGTGGGGATCCATCGCGACGCCCAACGCATCGGGCGACGAAGTTGCGGCGGACATCATGGGCATCGCGAACAACCTGTTCGCGGTCACGCAGGGCATCTGGGGCAAGTTCAAGATCGTGCTCCCGATCTCGCAGTACAACTACGCTGCGACCAAGCGCCTCGGCTCGGTCTCGGACACGACCGCGCTGGCATTCGCCAAGGCAAACTGCCCGTACATCGAAGACGTGATTCCGTGGTGGCAGGCGCCTGCGGGACAGATGGTCGCGTTCCCGAACGACCCCTCGGTCCTCGGCGCACTCGTGAACCAGGAGTGGACCGTCATGGCTCCGCAAATGCGCAACCTCAAGTACGTGATCAACACGTACATGAAGTGCGGCGGCGTTGTGTCTCGCTACCCGGTCGCGATCTCGAACGCCACTGGCCTGTAGTCACCGGCGCTTGTCGCTTGAGGATTTAAAATGCTGCTGATCAATAAGCGACAAGCCGGGTCTACCGGGACCGCGCAGTACGGTGCGCAAGACGTCGAGATTGGCTTTGTGCCGATCGCAGGCGCGGCTGATTTCCTAGCGTTTACGGTGGCCGCTCAATTTACCGGCGTCGCAGCTGCGATGGTCCCCGGTCAAATGTGGTGGTTCATTTCGAGCGCTCCTTGCTGGATTCTGCAGGGCGCAAACCCCATTGCTTTGAAGGCAGCGAGCTCGCTGTACGTTCCGCAGAATACCTACGTGCTTATCGACGGCGCGCAGGGCGCAAAGCTAAGCGTGCTCCAGGACGGCACGGGCGGTAACGCCTGCATGCAGCGACTGGACGGGTGATCTATGGCGAGCATCGTGTGGACCGACGTATCCGCGGCGGCCCCCGAGCTCGCCGTTACCAACGCGACGACGCAAGCCGACATCCTGGCTGTTGCGAACGTCCGCTTCAACGTCAACGTTTTTGACGGCGAGGCTGGACCAACAACGCGTTTCGCTCGCATTCTTTACGCCGCGCACCTAGGTGCACTGGCACGGCTCGGTGTGGCAGGTGCGTTGATCGGAGAATCGACGGGTGGAGTCTCGAGAAGCTACGCGGCTCCATTCATGAATCGGTCGCAGCTGTCGCTGACCTCGTACGGAAATGCGTTGCTGGCGATCTTGCCTGTCTCGACCCACGGACCGATGGTGCTATGACCGGCGAAGTCAAGATCAACGACGCCAAGTGGCGCAAGATCATAAAGCAGGTCGCCGAGATGAAGCGCGCGACGGTGCGCGTCGGCATCATGGGCGATGCGGGCGATGAGAAGGGTGTGTCGCTCGCCGAGATTGCCGCGTATCACGAGTTCGGAACCGCGACGATTCCCGAGCGGTCGTTCTTGCGCTCGACGTTCTATGGCCACGCCGCCGATGGCCTAGCGAAGATGTGCGCGAAGCTCTCGAAAGCGATCCTCGAAGGCAAGATGGACGAGCCGCGCGCGCTTGGACTGCTTGGTCTGTGGGCGGTGTCCGAGGTCAGGAAAACGATCCGCGCGGGCATCGAGCCCGAACTAGCACCGGCGACGATTGCCGCCAAGGGCTCGAGCCTGCCGCTCGTCGACACCGGTCAGCTTATCAATTCGATCACCTGGATCGTCGAGCCATGAGTCTACTCGATACCCTCACTCGTTTTTCGACGGCCGTCGCAGACGGCTCGCCAGCTGGCTACGTCGTCACGCGTACCCCCGTTGGATCGTACGTCAACGGTCGGTATACACCGGGTACGCCTACGACGTTCACGATCGACGCTGTGGTAGAGCCGAGTTCTGGACGCGAAATCAAAGTGGTCGCCGAGGGACAATACGCCGAGGACACAAAGGTTCTTTGGACGTCATCCGTACTTCAAACGATGAGCCCTACGACCGTTCCTGATCTAATCGTGATCACCGGAGACTCGTATTCCGTGGCCACGATCAACGGTCCCTGGAATATGTCAGGAGTGTCGATCTATAAAATCTCCGTGGCCAGGCAGCGCATCCCATGAGCGCGTTGTCGATGGCGACGATCGAGGACGCAATTCAAGCATGGATTGTCGCGGGCTCCGGGCTCGCGTCCGATCACGTGACCTGGGGCGGACAAACCGCACCTCGTCCGACCGGCGAGTTTATCTCGATGCGGCTGATGATCCTCAATCGCGGTGCTCGAGACTTCATCGAGCGCACCGACAACATCGTGGTCGTCCCGTCGCAAGCGATCACAGCAGTGTCGACGATCGCCAGCACGCTTACCGTGCCCGCACACGGTCTCGTTACCGGGCAAGGTCCGCTCGTGCTCGGTGGTACTCCACCCGCGCCGCTCGCGCTTGTCACGAACTACTGGGGTGTGGTCGTCGACGCCAGCACGCTCAAGCTGGCCAGTTCGTTCCCGAACGCGATTGCCACGGTGCCGACGACGATCGTGCTCACCGGTACGGGCACCGCGCCGACGATCGCGGGACCGTTGTCCGTTTTACCCGGCGCTGAGGTCATCCAGAAGCTGCGCGGACCTAGGCAAGCCATGCTGACGTTGCAGTGCTTCGCGGGCGCACCTACCGGTGGATCTCCGACTGGGATCACGTCGCCGTTCTCGATTCTCCACGATGCGATTACGTCGTACGCGCTCGAGTCGCGCTCCACGGCGCTGAACGCAGCGGGAATCGGTGTCGGACACATCGAGTCGATCAAATCGATCGACGGTATCGTCAATACGACCCGATTCGAGCCGCGTGCGATCGCCACGATCCTGTTGCACCTCGCCTCCGAGCTCGTCGAGACCTCGACGTACATCCAGACGGTGAACGCTACCGGGCTCGCCAGCGTCACGGTCACGACCCCGTAATTTCGGAGCCGATATCGTCGCGCGTCGCAGTGTCGCGACATGGCGCTATCGGACTACGTCACCGTTGCGATTACGCAGACCTCGGCGGGTCCAACGCTGCCGGGATTCGGCGTCCCGCTGATCCCGTCGTACTCGGCTACTTGGGCGACGCGAACTCGCACCTATAACAACCTCGCTGGCGTCGCGACCGACTTCCCCGTGTCTACGTCGCCGGAGTATCTCGCGGCCAACGCGATCTTCTCGCAATCTCCTGCTCCGTCGCAGATCATGATCGGCAAGTTCCTCAACCTGCCGACCAAGACGCTGTCGCTTACCGCGCTGACGCCGACCACGCAGCTGCTCTACACGTACACGCTCCAGGTTCGCGGCCAGGGCATCGCCAGCCAAAGCGTGACCTTCACATCGAGCGGCACCCCGACCGATGCGCTGTGGGCCGCAGGCATCGTCACGGCGCTGAACGCGGTGCCGTCGAAGAACTTCACCGCTGCGGGCGCAGCGTCGCCCGTCACCATCACCGGCAACACCGCGGGCGCGTGGTTCTCGATCGAGTGCATCAACGCGACCGACATGAAGATCTCGGAGACGCAGGCCGACGCGGGTATCGCCGCAGACCTCACCGCGATCACCGCCGAGAATCCGAACTGGTACGGCTTCGGAAACACGTTCAACAGCAAGCTGTCGGGCCTCGCGGCTGCGGCGTACATCGAGGCCAACAACCGCCTGTTCATCTGCCAGTCGCAGGACACCAGCACCGTGCTCACGGCGGTTGGCAACGGCGACCTGATCGACGCGCTCAAGACCGCGCTGTACACGCGCTCGGCTGGTTTCTATCACCCGTTCCCGTCGGTGTTCGCCGACTTCGCGCTGCTCGGCAAATGTCTGCCGTACCCGCCGGGCTCCGAGACCTGGAAGTTCAAGACGCTCATCGGCGTCTCGGCAGTCGGCCTGACGTCTACGCAGCGCACGAACATCGTTGCTCGCAACGCAAACAGCTACGAGACCGTCGCGGGCTTGAACGTGACCTACAACGGCATGGTCGCGAGCGGAAACTTCATCGACATCACGCGCGGTCTCGACGCGCTGACGAGCGACCTTCTGACCTCGGTATTCGGCACGATGGTCGCGGCGGCGAAGATTCCGTACACCGACGCCGGCATCGCGATGGTCGAGACGGCGGTCCGTGGTGCGCTCAAGCGTGGCGAGGACAAAGGCATCCTGACGCCCGGCTCAACGACCGTGACGGTGCCAACGAATGCGTCAGTGGCGACGGCCGACAAGCTCTCCCGCACGCTCAACAACGTGTTCTTCACCGCGCAGCGTGCCGGCGCGATTCACAGCGGAAACATCCAAGGCTCGGTCTCGGCGTAACCCGGAGGCATGACCAATGACGCTATACAAAAACTACGATCCGGGTCGCATCTCCATGACGTGGAACGGCGTTCCCGTGATCGGTCTCGGACCTTCCACCTTCGTCAAATGCGTGCGCAACGAAGACGCCTTCAAGCAAGTGGTCGGCGCGCAAGGCGACGTCGTTGACGTTCGCAATCGAAACCGCTCGGGCGTCGTGACGTTTACGGTCCTCGATGCGTCGCCGACTAACGATTTTCTGACTGTACTCGCACTGTCGGACGAGCTCACCGGGCTCGCCGTTGGCGCGCTGATGATCAAGGATCTCAACGGCACGACGCTGGTCAAGTGCGCAAATGCGCGCATCAAGAAGTTTCCAGATATCGAGTTTGCGGCCGATGGCGGAACCAATGACTGGGCTATCCAGTGCGCGGAAATTGAGTTCTTCGTCGGCGGGTCGGCGATCTAGTGAGCAAGAAAGCGTATCGAACCGAGGAAGCTGCGCTGCCGCATCCTCTCAAGCTCGACGAGCTCGTCTGGTACCACGAGCGTCGCGACGGTCGCCGCTACGAGCACCTGGCGCGCGTCGATGCGCTGCACGATGACCGCGAAGCAACGCTGTCGTACACGGTTATGGGCGAGCTTGGGCGCATCGTCGCCGAGAAGGTCCCCGAGCTACTTCGCGAGTCGACGGTCGGCGGATGGGTCAAGGCCATATGAGAATCACGAAGACGAAACAGATCGGCGAGCTCGAGGTCACGACCACGAAGCTGCCGACGTTGCGCGGCTCGCGGCTGCGCATGAAGGTCAACCGCTTGCTGATGGGCAACGGTCAAAAGATCGAAGGGGGCGAGCTCACGGCCGAACTGTTTACCGGCTTCCTCGCGCATCTTCCCGACGCAGACGCGGACACGTTGATCCTCGAGTCGCTCGTCTCGACGGTGGTCGTTCGCGACGATGCCCAGGGATCCAAGATCAAGTTTGACCTGTCGAACCTGTCGCAGATCGATCTCGCCTTTGACGGCGATGATCTTGCGATGTGGCAATCGGTCCTGTTTTCCTGGGAAGTAAACCTCGCCAACCCTACCAAGGGCGTCGCAGTCAAGCCCGACCCGGCGCCGTAACGATCGACATCCCTGACGAGCTCGTACCGGTCTTCGCATCGCTCCGGCTCGTCGCTGAAAGGTACGTGACGTGGTCGGATCTCGAAACGATGTGCGCCGACGATGTTGCGATGCTCTGGGAAACCATCGAGCTGATCAACGACGCGCAGGCTCGCGCGCAGAACCGATGAGATCATGCAGGTAACCGATCTATATGCGGGCCTGTCGCTAAAGGCAGATCACGCGTCCTTCGAAAA